TCATGATGGCAACTATCGTGGTCGAATGAAAGTGCTAAGCATCAAGGGACAAGAGGTGACTTGTGATCACCCGTTCTATGATGAAACTATTTGGTTTGATAAAGACGAACTCGTAGTAATGGTGGAAGCAGATGACTGATGATAAGTACAAAACAACTTACACCTTGCAGTGTGAATATGAGAATGTTGGTCTTGAAGATGAGCCTGATCACAGCCTGATTAGTATTGTTTTTGATGGAACTGATGCACCTATCGATGTTGTGGTTAAGCAGTTCGCTACCTTTCTAAAGGCAGCTGGTTACTTATTTGATTGTATTGAGGTAGTTAAAGATGATCGTTACAAGTAAGTATGACATCGGGTACACTTTTTGGGTTCCCCGTGTCTACAAGCAGTTCGTGCGTACAGAAACTCTTTGCCACGAAGGCGAAGAGTGGACTCGTGATGTGTATGAGATGCGAGCTTTCGCTAAACAGAAAGTCGTGAAGTGTATGGACATCAAGGTTCATACAAACGGTTCGTATTCGGTAACGTATTGCGTTGAAAATATCACCGAACACGGTACAAGTATGTCTCAGTGGTATCCGGAGGCAAACATACCCGAAAGCAATACCGAAGAGATTGCTCAGGCTTTTGCAGAAAGCTATCTAGCAGACAATCCGGGCAAAGAATATTACGGAAACTAGGAGATAAATGATGATAGATTATGCAATGGAATTGGTTATTCACAGAGGCGCTTTGATGAAAGAAATTTCTTGCCTAGAAGCAAAACTTGAAGATCATGATACTGGTCATATCCGTACAACTATCGGTGTTCTTCAAGAGCGTGTTGCTGAAATTGATGATCTGCTTACGCACTTTGATAGCAAAGCAAGAAAGTTAATTCTTGGTTGGTAACATATAATAAGTAGTATTGTTATTATAGGTTATTCGGGGTTAGTTTAAAAGTAAGTTTGTTATAAATAAACTTAGTAATAAACGGAGACTAACCAATGCAAATAGTTCAATTTTTGATAGAACAAAATACTAAACAACAGAGGCAATCGCATATAAATTTATGTGAAGAATGCATTGAAAGAGGTGGAAATTCCACCAATCATAAAGGTGTATTGGCGCAGTATTTAAACACTGATATTCCATATGGTACAAAATATCTATTATGCCATGCTTGTCATAATGGTAAATGTTCTAACCCAAAACATCTTTATTGGGGAACTCCAAAAGAAAATGTAGAAGATGCAATGTTCGTTGGTAATAGACATATTCCTAAAGGCGGAAATCGTCACAGCGAAGAATCTAAAAAGAAAATAAGTGATGCTTTAAAAGGTCGCCCTTCTAATAATAAAACTGGTAAAAATGGTAATGGAGCTAAAGGGTTTCGATATACTAGAAAAACAAAACAGCAATGGGTTACAAACGGTATTATAAATAAACGTATAAAACTTGAAGATTCGATACCAGAAAACTGGTATCGTGGTAGGGTATTGGGGAATGGCGCAATTGGTAGCGCAGGGGACTTTGAATCCCAAGGCTGAAGGTTCGAGTCCTTCTTCCCCAGCCATCACCCCGAGCCACTACTTCTTTTCTGTTTTCTTTTTGGCTTCATCCAAAAACTTGTATACAGCGTTCATATTCTTCTGACATTCTGTATTCTTGGAATGAAGTTCAACAATAAGCTTTGCTACTTGAACATCTGTTAGTGTTTCCGCATTTGGAAAGTGTCTGACATTCTGACAATAAAACATTGTGCGTTCTGGAATTACCACTTGTAATTCTGTTTTGGTAATAACCTGTGGAGGTGGTGTCAAAGAAGCACAACCAGCTAATGAAAAACATAGTATAGATGCTAACATTACTCTCATTTCACAACATCCTTTAATTTGTTAATTGTTTTTTTCAAAATATCTGAAGCTGGTTTATCCGCCGTTGTTACTTCTTTAGTATTGAGACCAGCATTGATGTAATCTATTTTATCTTTAAATGCTTGTTTCTCTAGTTCATTAGCAGCAACAATTTCTTTTTGTTTATTGTTTATTTCTTCAAGTTGCTTTTGCATTATTTCTTTATCTTTAATGCTTTGTTCTAACTGAAGTTCATTGTATACTAATAATGCTTCTCTCTCAATATTTTTGCGCCAAATATAATATCCAGTGCATAATGAACCAAATATAACTATACTAATATATATACTTATCTGTAAACGTCCAAACATGATAACCTCCATAAGCTAAGGATTATTTATATGAAAGTGAATATCGGACCCTATAAACGTTGGTATGGACCATACCAAATTGCTGATCTGCTCAAGCATGTCGGTGTATCTGAGGATCGCTGCTTCCAGATTGGTGGCATGTTCCCTGAATGGTTCAATAGAATTTGTCAGTGGTTCTATGATCATCCGCCTCGTAAGGTGCAGGTTCGAATTGACGAGTACGATACTTGGTCGATGGACCATACGCTCTCTCTAATCATTCATCCTATGCTTCTTCAGCTGAAGGCAAGCAAGCACGGTTCTCCTCATGTTTATGATGAAGATGTACCTGAAGAACTGCGTTCAACTAACGCTCCTGCATTGACTGAGGAACAGAAGGCTGTTTGTGCTCCTGATGCTCTGTTCCATAAGCGTTGGGAATGGATTCTTGACGAAATGATCTTCGCTTTCAGCCTTGAGATTGACGACGATTGGGAAATGGAATACTATAGCAATGGCAACTATGATGCTGTGAGTGCTATTCATGAGCGTCAGCATAATGGCTTCAAGCTGTTCGGTAAGTATTATCGTGGACTCTGGGACTGATGGATTCATATATCATAATCCCAGAGAATGTTGTTAAAGATGCTGCTGATGCCATACCAGATGATACGGAAAATAGTTTTGCTAGACTATTGAAATCAGCAACCGAATTTAAAGATGCTGGGCTAACACCAGTTTTCATGTTACATCCAAACTTTAAAGATCTAATTGTTATTTGTAAAGAAACTTTTGGAAAAAAGTTGCACTAGACCCTTTAAATATAGAATAAAATAACTATATAATAGTAGTGAGTTGCCATGAAGGGACTCGCTATTTAAATCTCGCCTAACAGGAGAAACATATGACTAATTTTAAATTCGACCACTCGTTTTCTGACCTTGCCAAGTTTGATAAGTTTTTTGTTGGCTCTGATAAGTTCCTTGCTCGTGTTCAAGAGACTGCTGAGCTTCTAGCTAACACTGCTGCTACATCCGGTTATCCACCGTTCAACTTGAAGAAAACCGATGAAAATGTTTATGTAATTGAAATGGCTGTGGCTGGTTTTGGTAAGCAAGATATTGAACTTACACTCGAAGAAAACAAGTTGAAAATTGCTGGTCAAACTACATTAGAAACTCTTACTGAAGACGGCATCAATTCTCAATTCCTTCATAAGGGAATTTCAGATCGTCCATTCACTCGTACCTTTACCCTTGCTGATAATGTAGTTGTTAACAACGCTCAGATGGTAAATGGCATGCTTAGAATATGGTTAAATCATATTATTCCAGAAAGCAAAAAGCCAAAGAAAATTACTATTAAGGACTAAAATGTTTAATATTTTTGAGTATTATACTAACCAGGCTTCGACTTGGTTACGTAGAACGTTGGCTTTCAATTCTGCATATAAAGAGCTTGATAAGCTGACCGATAGAGAGCTAGCTGACTTGGGCATTACACGTTGTGAATTACCTTATGTTGTTGCGAATACATTAAGACAAAGAATACCAAGTCAGTCTTTCTAATAAATAGCGGGGAAGCAATTTCCCGCTATTTTTCTTTATGGAGGTTATTATGCAAATCACATTAGAACAACTATGCAATTTCTTCGAAGACACTGATGATTTTGTACTTAAGAATTTTGTCGACCCAATTAATAAAATTGTTGATGAGTTTGAGATTAATACTACAGAACGTATCTCTATGTTTCTCGCTCAAGTTGGCCACGAATCCGGTGGGTTAACAAAACTTCATGAAAATTTAAATTATAAGGCTGCTAGACTTGTTCAGATATTTCCGAAATATTTTAGAGATGTTGATCCAGAAGGATACGCAAACAATCCTGAGCGTATTGCTAATCGTGTCTATGCTGATCGCATGGGTAATGCTAGTGAAGATTCTGGTGATGGCTATAAATTCCGTGGGCGTGGGGCGGTTCAACTAACAGGTCGTGATAATTATACAGCATGTGGTAAAGACCTTGGTGTTGATCTAGAGGCCAATCCTGACTATCTAGAAACTCCAGAGGGCGCTATCCGTTCCGCTGCTTGGTTCTGGGATAAGCATGGACTCAATGAGTATGCAGATCATAAAGATGTTTTGACTGTAACTAAACGCATTAATGGTGGAACCATTGGCCTTGATGAACGAAGAGAGCTATTTGAAGAAGCTCTAAGTATATTTGTTTGATAGGAGTTAACAATGGCTAAATTCGCAAAACAAGAAGAAGAACCAATTCCGCCAGTAGAGAGATCAATACCTACACCACCACCAGTTGTTGCAGCTCCTGTAACACCTCCGGTGGTAGTTGTTGATGTCAACAACAACAATAATAATAGCAGTAATAACCAATCAACTGCTATGAATCAACAAACTGTCCAGCTACAGTCTATTCAAGCAACAGCACAGGCAGAAGCCCAAGTAGGATTAGCCGAAGTTTCTGTTGATAAAGAAATGGCTGATCAACAGATTAAGAAAGAAGATGAACATTGGATGAAGGCATATTGGAGACCAGCAATGGGCTGGCTATATATGCTTATTTGTCTATGTGACTTTATCATATTTCCAATCATAGCAATGTTTATGCCAGTTATTCTAAAGGGAACTGGTATACAAATGCAATATGTTGCTTGGCAATCACTGACGTTATCTAATGGTGGATTGATTCACTTGGCGTTTGGTGCTATTCTTGGTATTACTTCCTATACCCGTGGTCAAGAGAAACTAGCCAACAAGTAACTTGACTTTTGCTGTAATATATTATATACTATAGTTATATTGTGGAGGTATTATGGCATTTTATACAGGTTGTTATCAGCGTGGCAGTAAAATATATATGCGTGGCTTCGACAAGGGGCTGCGCATATCAGATGTTATAGATTATAAGCCATACATGTTTATTCCCAAACAGGGTGGAAAATACAGAACATTGGATGGGCGTGAAGTTGCAAAATTAGATTTTGACAGCATTGGTGAAGCAAGAGACTTTGTAGATAAGTATAAAGATGTTTCCAACATGGAAATATTTGGCATTAATACATTTGCTTATCTTTATATCTTTGATACATTTAAAGGTGACATTGATTATGACCCCCAGCTTGTACGTATTGGTACGTTAGATATCGAATGTGCGGCGGACGAAGGGTTTCCGGATATTCAAAAAGCAGATAAGCCTATTACAGCCATTACCGTTCGTTGTAATGGCAGAAACTACGTATTTGGTTGTGGTGAATTTAGAACAGAAGATCCAAATACATTTTATCTAGAATGTAAAGATGAGCACATGCTTATCCAAAAGTTTCTTGCTTGTTGGCAAGCACTTGATTTGGATATCGTGACTGGTTGGAACATTGAGTTTTTTGATATTCCTTATTTGGTTAATCGTATTAAATTGCTCTTTAATGATAAAGAAGCTAAGAAACTCTCACCATGGAAAATCCTTGATGAGAAATTGGTGGAATTTCGTGGTAAACAAAATCAAAGCTATAATCCATTCGGTCTTGCTGTTCTTGATTATTATCAGTTGTACCGCAAGTTCTCTTTTGGTAACCAAGAAAGTTATAAGCTTGACTTCATTGCCCAAATTGAATTGGGTGAAAAGAAAATTGATTATTCAGAATATGGTAATTTGTTAGAACTGTATAAGAACAACTATCAAAAGTTTATTGAATATAATATTCACGATTGTGTTCTAGTTGATCGTCTTGATGATAAGTTAAAGTTTCTTGAGCAGGTTATGGCACTGGCGTATGATGCCAAGGTAAACTACAATGATACTATGACAACTGTGCGAACATGGGATGTCATTATTCACAATTATTTGTTGAATCAAGGTATAGTTATACCTCAAAATAAGAAACAGCCTGACTTTGATAGTTTGGTTGGTGGATATGTTAAAGAACCAAAGCTTGGCTTGAGTAAGTGGGTTGTGTCTTTCGATTTGACATCACTATATCCTAGCCTGATTCAACAGTACAACATTAGCCCAGAAAAAATGATAGACAAAAAAACTGTTAAAATAATGATTGCAAAAGAGAAAAAAAGAAGAGGTTTGACCAATGGTTATCGAGACAAAATTATTATGTAAAAGATGGTAGAGTCAATTCAAATATTTCTAGAGCTATAAAATGGAGAAATGATATTGTTTGAAAATATGTCTGATGAACAATTGCTGATTTTTGAAAATATCATCGATGGTTTCAATCCCGAATATGTTGTAGAAAATTTAAAAAAAATTCCTGAAATCGAAGGATATTCTTTAACAGCAAATGGTTGTTTATATAAAAATGATTCTCACGGGTTTTTGACTTCTCTTATGGAAAAACTGTTTAATGACAGAATTAAATATAAAAAATTGATGTTAGAATCTCAACAAAGATACGAACAATCAAAAAGCAAAGAAGATGAAAATCTTGTTGCTAGATATAAGAATTTTCAAATGGCTAAAAAAATTCAACTCAACAGTCTTTATGGTGCACTATCAAACCAATGGTTCAGATGGTTCAATTTCGATAATGCAGAATCTATAACAACTTCTGGACAAATAACAATTATATACATTGCAAATAAAATGAATGAATATATGAATAAAATCTGTAAAACTAAAGATGTTGATTATATTGTTGCATCCGATACTGATTCTATCTATGTTACATTCGAAAAGTTGATTCCTGATGGCAGCAACGAGCTAGAAGCCGTTAAGTTGATTGATAAGTTTTGTGAAACTAAAATTCAACCATATCTAAACTCATGTTATGATGAGCTGGCTGGTATGATGAATGCTTATCAGCAGAAGATGCAAATGAAGCGCGAAACTATCGCTAACAAGGGCATCTGGAAAGCAAAGAAAATGTATATCCTCAACGCATGGAATGTTGAAGGTGTACAGTATGATAAACCAAAGCTAAAGATTCAGGGTATTGAAGCTGTGCGTTCATCAACTCCATATGCTTGTCGCGAAAATATTAAAAATGCACTTAGCATTATAATGAATGAAAACGAACCCGCTCTTCATAAGTTCATTCAAGAGTTTAGACAAACATTCTTAACCTTACCTTTTGAAGATGTAGCGTTTCCACGTGGTGTTAAGGGTATGAACAAATATAAGGATGCCAGTGGTATCTATAAGTCAGCAACTCCAATCCAAGTTAAGGGTTCGTTGATTTTTAATCATATGTTGAAGCAGTATGATATTAAATCTGTTCCACCAATTATGGATGGTGATAAGATTAAGTTTGCTTATCTCAAAACACCCAATCCTATTAATGAGACAGTTATCGCAACAGCTGATTATATACCAGTTGAATTTAATCTTGATAAGTATATTGATCGAGATTTGCAGTTTGATAAAGCATTTTTGGATCCACTTAAAGCAATAACAGAGGTAATTGGATGGCAAGTAGAACAAAGAGCGACACTGGAGGAATTTTTCGGTTGAATGAAGATGAAGAAGATTTTGGCTTCACATTTGCAGACTCAGAAACCATAAAAGCCCAATCAAAAGCACTTGCTAATGATAAAGTAAATGGTTTGAGGAAAATGATTATGCCATTACTCAATAATCTACTGAAGAATCCAGATAAAAACACTATTGTGTGGCCGAATAGAGAAGAATCAATCAAGGCGTTTATCAAGAAAATGGATGATTACATTAACAGTTGACTTTCATACAGATACACGGTATAATATACTATATTAAGAGATTGACCCACATGAAGGAAATAATATGTCACTTAAAGAACGTTTGATTAAAAATTCTACAATTGATTTGACTGCTAGTCTTACAGATAGTAAGATCTTCACCAAGAAGGATATGATTCCTACATCAGTTCCAATGATCAATGTTGCGTTGTCTGGTTCAGTTGATGGCGGTATCACTCCTGGTCTCACCATGCTTGCTGGTCCATCTAAGCACTTCAAGACTGGCTTCGCTCTTCTCCTTGCTTCCGCTTACCTTAAGAAGTATCCCGATGGTATTATCCTATTTTATGATTCTGAGTTTGGTACCCCTCAGTCTTATTTTCAAACGTTTAATATTCCTTTCGATTCTGTTGTGCATACACCTATTACTGATGTCGAAGAACTAAAGTTCGATATTATGCAGCAGATGAAGGAGTTGGGGCGTGAAGATCATGTAATGATTGTTATTGACTCGATCGGCAACCTTGCTTCTAAGAAGGAAGTTGATGATGCTCTTGATGGTAAGAGCGTTGCGGATATGACTCGTGCTAAGCAGCTCAAGTCTCTCTTTCGTATGATCACACCTCACTTGTCTCTTAAGGACATTCCTATGGTGGTGATTAACCACACCTATATGGAAATTGGTATGTTCCCGAAGGCTATCGTTGGTGGTGGTACTGGTTCCTATTATGGTTCAGATAACATTTGGATCCTTGGTCGTCAACAGGATAAGGATGCTGATGGTATTGCTGGCTATCATTTCGTGATCAATGTTGAGAAGTCTCGCTACGTCAAGGAAAAGTCAAAGATCCCGATCACTGTTTCTTTCGAAGGTGGTATCAATCGCTGGTCTGGCCTACTTGACGTTGCCCTTGAAGGCGGTTATATCGTTAAGCCTAAGAATGGCTGGTATGCTACCGTAGACAAGGAAACAGGCGAGGTTCGTCAGCCTTCTATGCGTGCTGGTGATATTGTTGACAATAAGAAGTTCTGGATTGATATGTTCAGCACGACTGACTTTGCAAAGTATATCGAAGGCAAGTACAAGATGGCTATGGGTGCTATTATGGAGAATGATGATGAGCTGGAAAACGATCTCTGAATATCATAGCAATGATAAGAGTAAAAAGGCTATACTAAACGTTGATTTAAAGGCATGTTATTATTTTATTGACTTTTACCTCAATGAGGTATATACTAATTCTATATCCTATCCTGAAAAGAGTATTAACTTTGCTCAGGAAGCAGCGGAAAACTATTGTAATGGTTTGTTAGATGTATCAAAAACAGCCTAGTTCTATCAAATACGACTATAGCAATCGACCATTGAAAGCAACAATGGTCGAGTCAACCGAAATTTATGCACGTAACGTAGGGATGGATGACTGGAAATGGCGATTGAAACTACGATTCTTAGTAATTTGGTGTTCAATGAAGAGTTTTCTCGCAAGACCATTCCGTTCCTCAAAGAGGATTACTTTACAAATCAACAAGATCGACTTGTCTTCAAACTCATCACCGAATACGTAAACAAATACAATGCGTTCCCTTCTAAAGAGGCTCTGGCAATTGATCTATCGAACAAGGATGGCATCAGTGAAGAGAGTTTTAAACAATCTAAGGAATTGATCATTGCGCTTACGCAAGACACCGAAACTAAAATTGATTGGCTCTTGGACCAGACAGAGAAATTCTGTCAGGACAAAGCAATCTATAATGCGATCATGGCGTCAATCGGGATTCTTGATGACAGCACTGGGAAAACCTCAAAGGGCAGTATACCTCAAATCCTTTCGGACGCACTTGCTGTATCGTTTGACACGCACATTGGTCATGACTTCCTTGAAGATGCGGATTCACGCTATGAGTTCTACCACACCAAGGAAACTCGTATCCCCTTCGATCTCGACTACTTCAATAAGATCACGCAAGGTGGGTTGCCTCGCAAAACGCTAAACATTGCTTTGGCGGGTACTGGCGTTGGCAAGTCACTATTCATGTGTCATTGCGCAGCAGCTAATTTGTCAAAGGGGTTGAATGTATTGTACATTACTCTTGAAATGGCTGAAGAGCGAATTGCTGAACGCATTGATGCTAATCTTCTTGATACATCACTTGATGACCTTAAATTATTGCCCAAAGATGTATACGATAAGAAAATCTCTCGTATTAAGGGCAAAACTAATGGAAAGTTGGTCATTAAGGAATATCCTACAGCATGTGCAGGTTCTGCCAATTTCCGACATCTTCTCAATGAATTGAAGTTGAAGAAGAACTTTGAACCAGCAATTATCTATATTGATTATTTGAATATTTGTATGTCATCAAGGATTAAACATGGAGCCAACGTCAATTCTTATACCCTTGTCAAAGCAATCGCAGAAGAACTACGAGGGTTGGCAGTTGAATTCAATGTTCCTGTCGTCTCCGCGACTCAAACAACTAGAAGTGGATATTCGAACAGCGACGTTGGTTTGGAAGATACATCAGAATCCTTTGGACTCCCAGCCACAGCTGATTTTATGTTTGCACTCGTTAAACAATCAGAAGAACTGGCTGACCTCAATCAAATTGTGGTCAAGCAGCTTAAAAATAGATACGGCGATCCCAATATTAATTCTCGGTTTATCGTTGGGGTGGATCGCAGCAAGATGCGTCTATATAATGTAGAAAATTCGGCTCAAGAAGATTTGCTTGATGGACCTGTTATGGATAATACCAAGTTCGGCAATGAAGATATGGAACGCAATAAACCAAAGTCTAAGTTTGATAGATCTAAGTTTGCGGGGTTCAAATGAATATTGAAGATGTTGATTACGACATCAAGCTACTCGTTACTGAATGGGTGATGAAGCATATTGTCGAACACGCTCAAGAAGGTGGTTCGTACAGATACCTGATCTATAATCGTCTTCGGTTTAGTGCTGATGCATATGTTCCTCTGTGTGCAGATGGTCTTACTATTTCCAATGAGTTTGATTTAAACTTGAGGGAAAATATTCGTGAAGCTGTTGTTGAAAACGATATGAGCAAGATCAAAGATATTATTGGTCTTTGTGATGTTGAGGGTTGTAGCGACTATATTTCATCTGGATTTCCTACTGACAATGGATACCGCCGTACTTGTAGCAAGCATTATACGGAGTATAAAAAGTGAGATACTTTTGTTACAATGAAACAGGCGGCGAACGTGGTGAAACGCATATTGTTGTCACCATTTCCGAAGATGAGATTCGTGAAGATTATTGGGATCACTGGTATTTTCTGATGTGTAAGAAATTCGGTAAAGAACACGTAGATAATAACTATAATTTTCAAGATTGTCTTGAAGATTGGATTACTGTTAATTGGGCATGGGAGAGCACATGAGAAACATATTCGTTATCAGTGACACCCACTTTGGCCATGATAATATTCTGAAATTCGTCGATAATGATAAACAGCCACTACGTGATTTTTACAATGTCCATCATATGAATGAGCATATAATTGAATGTTGGAATAAAACTGTCAGGGATTGTGATATTGTTTATCATCTTGGAGATGTTTATTTCGAAAATGGTTATGAAGTTTTACCTAGACTGCGTGGACGTAAAAGATTAATACTAGGCAATCATGATGATGGTAAGTGTCAGTATCTTCAAAAGACTTTTGAAAAGATATTGATGTGGAGAGAATTTAAAGAATTTGATTGTATTCTGACTCATGTTCCTATTCATGAAAGTTCGCTTTATAAACGTAAGTATAATCTACATGGTCACACACAT